CTTTGTCTTTATACATCAAAATAACTTTGCTGGCACTGTTTTCCAATTCACCACTATCCTTTAGCATTGACAATGTAGGTTCTTCACTTTGATATGCACTTCTATTAAGTTGGCTTGCACTTATAATTGTGCAATCATATTCTAAACACATTTGTCTTAATTGCTTAGCTACTTCTGTTGCTTGTTCATATAAACTTTTAGTTCCATCAACTTTTGTTAGTCCTAAGTGATCTATAAACAAAATTGTGTGTCTGTTTTTATCTTTCAATTTTGCAACCACACTTCTAATTTGCTTTATGTCATTTGCTTTGTGTTCAACAATTAATTTTGCTTTTTCTAAAATATTCATGGAGTTATCAATTTTCTTTTTTTGAAAATCAGTTTCTGGTGCGTTGATAAATTTAATTGGCATATCTGCATTAATTGAAACGAGCCTTTTGTAAATGGTGCTTTTGCTCATTTCCATGTTAAAATAAATGCATTGATAATTTAACATAAGTTGATTCATCAAATTAAGCATAAATCCAGACTTCCCTGCACCAGTTGTTGCACCAATAATTAAAAAGTCACCTTGTACTAATTGCAAATAGTTATTTAATTTTGGATATTCTTTAAAAAGAATTTTGCTATTATCTACATTGATGTTTTCTAATATTTCTTGCTTTGTTAATGTAAAAACATTTTCGGTAAGTTGTATATCATCTAGTTCTTTCATTTTTTGCATAAACTTATCATAATCAATTTCGTTATTCTTTAGTTTTTCATTTAAAACTTTGATAATATCTTGCTTATAATATTTAACAATGCTTTCTTCACTTAATTTCAGTTGTTCTTTCCAAGCATCATTGTAATAAAACACATTCAAGTAAATGTCCAAAAAATATTGTACATTAAAATCTTTGTGTTTTTCAAATATGCTATCTGGTCTAACAAGACCAAATTCATTAAAACTTTCAATACAATATTCTAACAACTTTCTGTTCTCTTTTACACACAACCATTGTGGCCTAACTTGAATTATGTTAAACAAATCATTCTTGTTAAGTAACAACGCAAGAAATTCATTTTCAATTTCCACTCTGTTGTTCCTGCTAATTTCCATCATAACAACCGCTTCCCGTTCTTGTATGTTATTCCATCAATAACTTCATACTTATTCTTACTAGTATCTTCTTTTATTTTGCCATTGCCAATATCTTCTTCAACCCACATCCTTGTTCTTTCTTGCCAGTTTTCTACATTTTTCCATTCTATTTTTTTGTAATGCTCAAAAATTTTCTTTGCTACCCTATCCAAATCCTTTTTGTCATAGTTTGGAAACTCGCTAACGCAAAATTCAAAAATTTCGGTGGGTGTGTTTGGTGGTAAGGTTATATTATTAACACTAACACTAACACTATCATTAACATTAACACTATCACTAACACTAACAGCTATGTTTGCCATCTCTTGCCATCTTTTGCTATCATTTGCCATATTATTATCATTTTCCCATCTTTTTTTTGCGCCTAATTTACCAGCATTTTTTCTTTTTTCTATTATGTCTTCCCATTTGCTTTCATCTCTGTCAAAAGATGTTTTGAAAGGAATAAATATAAGTTTTAAAACTCCCTTTAAGGTTATTTTTTTGTTTACATTATATTCAAAAATGGCTTTAAATAATTTTCCTGCCTGTTCATCATCAAGTTCATCAATTATTTCTTTTTGGTCATAATATAATATAAAACTTTTTTTTGCCATTTTTTATTCTCCTTTCTTAACTACATCAAAGTAATCTTCAATTTCAGCATCTTGGCATAAGCATTTCACTATGCAATAAGCAATTGTTTTTGAACAAGACCTATTACCATTTAATACTGATGTTAAAAAAGTGTTTGTAATACCTATTTTGTTAGCGACATAAGTTATTGTCCTACCCTGTAATATTTTTGCTTTTTCAGTTTTTTTAAACCAATACATTTTCTCTACCTACCTTTCTTTTACATTGTATCATTTTATTTTTATTGTGTCAATATTTTTTTAAATAAAAAAAGAACTTTTTTCAAAGCCCTTTATTTTCAATTAAAACGGTAATTTTTCTGGCGCAATTTCAACTACATTATCAAATGGATTTTCTTCTTGTTTGTTGTTTCTGCTATTTTTGTATTCTTCATATTCAACGAAAGTTCCATCTAGTTTCTTAACTTTTGGTATTTGAATATCCTTTAATTTGTCAAGTGATCTAAATTGTGTTAATTTAGTTGCTGTTCTTGTTTTGCCTTCATTGTCGGTGTATTCTTCTAACCCAAAAGCTGCAGCACATTTTAATCCGTTCAACTGTTCCCAACCTTTTGAAGTATTAAATTTAAAGCCACTATTTGACTTTTCTAAACTTGTTATAAATCCTTTTGTATATCCTAAACTTTCTTTTTTTAATGAAAGATATCTAGTTGCACCAGTAGGCCATTTCTTTTCACTTAACGTATTATTATCATATTGTTTTTTAAAAAAACCTTTTTGTTTATCGTTGCCCGCAATATCTACGCAAATTTTTAGACTTGTATTTCCACTTTGTTCGCTTGTATATAATCTAGCGTCCATAATAACAACTTCATGTCCACCTAATTCAAGTGATTCCCTATCACCCATTTCAACTGCTTCAACCTCTTCCCAATCTTTTAAATCAAATCCTAAATTCATTATTTATCCTCCTCATTTATTTCTATATATGGTGATTCAAATATTACCACTAAATGTCCTTTTCCAATCAATCCTTTTGGTTCGCTTTCTCTTAATATTTGAAAATCAACTATTCCACTACCATCAAAATGATTTCCATATATATCTAAATCAAAATTTTCATAAATACCATTTCGTTCTTTTTTGCCTTTTATAATTATTTTATTATTCTTTAAATATTGTAATTCTTTTTTCACTACTTATCCTCACTTTCATTTTTATCTAATGGTTTAAAACCATAATATTCTCTAACAATTTTATCTACCTCAAACAAATCGTTTGGTATTTCTTTTTCTTGAAACATATCCATAGGACTTTTACAAACTGATGTACCATCATTTTGTGTTTGGAATATGTATTCTCCATTCTTATACATGCTTCTTAAAACTATACTAAATAAACCTTCTATTACTAATTGATTGCTTAACATCTTACCTATTGTTTTAGGCCTATATAATTGGTTTACATCATCAACTTCTTCGTGTGTGATAACATAAACTATCTTTTCGTCTCCACAACTTATAGCACTTTTAATTAAATCATAATAATTTTTCGCCATAGTTGTAAATTTATCATAACCCTTGCTAGTTGCTTTCTCAAAATTTTCAAAAGCCATCATGTAAGAACTATCATCAATAACTATAATTTTCTTTTTTGTTGCTTTAATGGTAGCAATTATTCTCCTATATAATTCTTCATAGGATAAATCTTTCTCCCCTTCTTTTTCAAAATCTTTTAATGTAACTATCGTTTTGCCATCTTTGTTTCTAAACGGCATTGGTTTATTAGTAATATTTATTATTGCTGTTTCTTCTGCTGGTAAATTTCTTAAACTAGTTGATTTACCAGAACCAGAAGCCCCCATAATTAATACTCCCATTCCATTCATATATAACACTCTCCTATTCTCTAATATTTCTTCTACTTCTTCTTTTAAATAAGGTATTGGTATAACCTCATAATTTTTTGCATTTACATTAAAATAAACAATAAATAATTCATCTACTTTTATATTGGTATATTTTTCAATTAAATATTTATAAATACTTAATTGTAGATAATAATGTTGACCATTTACATCATCTAGTTTATGTAATGGAACTTTCATTTTTTTATGATATTTACTTTCAAATTGCAAATCTTTATTTGATTTAAAATCTAAAATGCAACATTGTTGAGTATATTTATTATACATAATTCCATCAATAGAACCTGCAATATCAAATTCCTTTGACCACACAATAAACTCATCTTGAATCATATCATACATATCTTTATAATCATTATAAAAGTTAATTGCTTGTTTAGACATAATATCATATTCTTTTTTCAATCTATCTTTATCTATATTGTCATTTATTGTATTATAATCTATTTCATAATCAGTGTTCATCCAAAGCGATTGAGATTTTAAATGTATGTAGCTTCCTTTGACACAACTAAATTCATTTTCTTTTTTCCATTCATTTAATACTTCTTGTTGAGTTATACCTCGTTTATTTGCTACCATTTGTGATATACTATCACTATCAAATTCTTGTGCATAAGTTTCAATAAGTGAAGTTGCAGAAATACCAAATCTATAATCATCTAATGTATAAAAATGTTCTTCTTCATGAAATTCTATACCTTTAAAATATTGTAATTCTTTTATTATTTCATTCTTCATAATACTTCCAATGTAAATTTCCACATTTATTTCTTTTACCTTGACAACATTTTATAATATTTTGAACGTGTAAACTATATTTTCTACTTGCTTCTGCTATTGAAAAAAATATTTCATTTGTTTCTATACATATAACTTTTTTAAAATGATTTTTTTCATATTTTGTAATATGTATTAATTTTTCTCTAAATTCTTTATTTAACCATTGTTGCTTACTTCTTTTAGAAATTTCATTTTTTCTTTCTTGTGAAAGTCTTTTACCATACATTCCGTTTTTTTTACCTTTATTAGCAAAACCTATTTTATTTTTATGTTCTTTTGTAAAGCAAATACCTGTATTACCTAAATTTCCACCTTTTAAAATATTATATCCATTGTTTATGGAATCATATTTTTTTATTAGCTCAATTTCTTTTAAAAAAGCTTCTTCTTGATTCAAATTTTCAAATAATACTATGTGTTCAAAATTATCAAATCCATATTTTTGTATATCTTTATAAAATTTTGGACATCCTTTATAAGCACTTCCTTGTCGCCATCTTCTTTTTATAGGTTGTTGGCAACTTGTACCAATATAAACTTTACCATTTATTTTGTTTTTGTGCATATATACTGTGTAATTATTTTCTTTTAAATATTCTTGCTTTGTCATTATCTATTCCTCTCAATTAAAATCATTCTAATATAAGAATTTAATGATAATCCTTTTGCGTTTGCTTCATTAATTAGTTGCTTTTTCAAATCATCATCAACTTTAATGTGAATCATCTTTTCCCCTCCTTTTAATATTTGTGTTTAATCTTTCTCTAAATTCTTCAATATCGCTTCTATAAACTAATCTGCCACAATAATGGCAAATTTTTTTGTTAGTTCTACTTACTTTTGAAAACACCATTGAATGACCACATTTGCAATACCTTTTACCTTTTGCTAATTCACTTTCAATTTTTTTTGTTTTTTTAAAACTATTCCATGCTTCTATCATTTTCTATTCTCTTTAATTGTCTGTTTAATTTTTCTGCTATTATTGGCGATACATCATCTATATAATTAATGCCAAAATATTCATCAATTTGTCTTAG